GGTGCCGTCGCGCCCGAACTCAAAGAGCCTAGCGCTTGCAACGCGTTGTTGATATCCGCGCGCGTTGCCGGGAATCCCTGATTGGCAATATCTAAATCGTGTTGGCTCATGCTGCTTCTCCGTAGCCCTTGGCGACGTAATCAAAGGTGCGATCAACCGCCGCGCCGCTTGAATTATAAAACGTGATCGTGAATCCGGCACCGCCCTTATTACTGATATCATAATAATCGCCCGACGCCAAGTTGCCCGCCGATATCCCGACGCCTTGCAGCCCCTTGAACGCTGGCGAAAACACGACGGCCTTTGCGCCTGCGCCCGACTGGATGTCCGATGCGGCGACCGTCCGGTCAGGCATGTCCACGCTGACAGACAGCGCGGTCACTTCCGGCGATGCCTGCGCGTCAGTACTTGTCAGCCGCGCCTTGAACCTCAAAGCGCGCGCCCGGTAATCCCCGACCAGAAACGGCGTATAAGCCGACCAAGCTGGCGATCCCGCCGGATCGTCATTCGTGACGCTAATCAATAGCTCGACATTTGTGTCATCAAACGCCTGCGCGTCACCATCGAACAAGCCGATTGCGTCATCAAATAGGCCCGGCTTGGCGTCGAACGTGTCCACAAAATCAAGCCGCCCGGTCGTGACAATCGCCGCGACCCGGCTTGTATAGACCGCGCCAAGATCGACCACCTGGTCGAACTCGTATTCTCCGCTTGGCAGAATATCCCCGCCCGCACCATCGAATAGCCCCAGCGCGTTATCAAACAGCCCGGCGATATCGTCGAACTGCGACGTTGAATCAAGACGGATCCCGCCATTGACAGCGACAACGCCGGACTTGCTTCCGGTAAAGCCCGGATGCTGCGGCAATGTCTGGACTACATTCATGCCAGATATATTCTCGACCAGCGCCACGCTGGCGGCAGGATTGATCGAGGAATTGCCCAGTTTGTCCACGGCCTTGATGAAGTATGTCCCGGCCATCGCTGGCACCACAACGGTTGTTGCCGGGCGCGATACGCGCGGCGCAACGTCGATTGAATTGCTGTACGTCGCGCCGGTTGTCAGGCGTGAATGGCGGACGTGATAGTGGGATAGATCCGCATCGCCGACCGGCGTCCAGCTCAGGTGCGCCTCTGTCCCGATGATATTGACCGAGAACCCCGCCACGTCCTCCGGCGGTGCCAGCTTGCCGACGATCTGCCGCTGCGCCGCCTGCCACGGCGACCGGACGCCCAGCCCGCTGATAATCCGCGCGCGCACGTCATAATAAGCACCATCGCGCACGTCGATCATTTCAAAACGGCCAGCAGATCCGATGCCTAGCGACGTGTAATCACTATCGCTGGCCAGTTTGGCCTGGACCTCAAATTGCTTTGCGTAGATTGACGCCGACGCAACGTCAACGGTCAGAACGGAAATGGCCGTCTGATTCAACGCGCGTACCTCGTCGCCCAGCGCCATCGACGGCGCTATCAGATTGAAAGGATTTGGCAGGGTGCTGTTGTCTTGCAAAAACGCGGCTTCTTCCGCGTTCCAATCAAAGACGCCGGGCGCAAGTTCTCGCAACATCAGATCAACGCCCATTGCCATACCGCCCTCACCGCCTTCCAGCGATAGCGTCCACTCGGCGACCTCAAACACCTTTGCCGCGAACCCGAACCCGTCGTTCGTGATTGCGACCGTATCGCCAACCGCCAGCTTGAACGCCCTCAAACTGGCCGGGTAATCCATTGTGATCTGTTGCCGGTTGCGATATAGAGCGATCTTTGCCAGCCGCTGCGCCATCGGGCTGGATGGCGTGTATGGCAGGTCGTAGTCAAGGAATTGCTGGACGCCGCCATCCTCGGCCTCGAACGTGGCGCTTGTAAGCGCCGGGTAATCGGTCGGAATGTAGTTAGTCGATGCCGGACTAAACACGCCCTTCACGGCGTTGAAGTTATCCCTGCGGCTGCGCTTCGTTTGCACGCTGATCGGGCCTCGCAGATCGTCGTCGGTAAGCGTCAGGGTCGGCGCGACATATTTCGCAGCCTTCATCCCGAACTTGCCATTGGTAAAGGTCATAATCCCGCCGCAAGCCGTGAGTAGGTTCTCAAGCGTCTGGCGCGGCGCGTTGGCGCTGTCAATCGTGCCGTTGAGCGTGTAGCGGCTCTCGCTGCCGCCGGATGCCAGCGCAACGCTTTCGTCGCATATGTTAGCTGCCGTGACAAAAGCCGCGTCGTCAATCTCCGCCGATGCTGCGCTGAATCCATATGACGTGTTGGTCATATAGTCACGGATAGCCAGCGCCGGGTTGGTGCTGTACGCGGTCGAGCCGGTGCGCGAATCGTATAGCTTCTTACCTTTGACCAGCGCCGAAATGTTCGGGATGCCATTCGGGAAAGCGTCGGCGTCGTACTCAAGCCGGACATACAGATAGCAAATGCCTTGCAGCCGGTGATCCACTGTCCATTCCGCGACCTCGCTGACAAGGTCGCTGTCAGCGGCCTGCGTGGCCGTGCCAAGGTGCTTCTTGACCCGGACCTTTCCGGCGTATCGCGACGGCCCGGTCACGCCGCCACTACCGTCAAGCGTCAGCGCTTCGTCATCAAGATAGACGGTCGTGATCTCCTGGCACTCGTGCGCGGCTAGTAAGACCACCAAGTGCAGGTGGCGATCCTCGCTTGTGCTTGCGACGAACGCCAACGGCCCGGACACGCGCGTCTGGCCATATACCGCGCGCCGCGACGTGATCGGCTGCTTAACCATCTGCGTCCGGTTTGCCGCGTCAAACGCAAATGACCCAAAGCTGCCCAGCTTCGGCTTGGGCGATAGCGACTGCATGGCGGACGATACAGCCGCCATCACAACGGCGCGTTTTCCGGCGGCGATTGCAAACGCCTTTAGACCGCCAGCCGGTCCGGCGACAGCCGTTGCGACAACAGCAGTAACAAGGGTTGCCGGGTTAGTCAGCGCCTTAACAAAACTCTTGAAGAATCCCATCTAGCGCCCCCAGACAACCTGCTTGTCTTGCAGGCTTGCGACAAAATCCAAGCCCTTGTCGCCCGGATAATCAATCTTCTGGTCCTCGCCGGTGTATCGCCGCGCCCGGCTGCGCTCCAGGTCGATCAATTTGCTTTCTGCCGTAACCATGATCTCTGCCGTGTCGCCGTTATCCTCGACCGTCATCACGTCCATTTTTCCGGCAAAGACGTTGATCGGATCCGCGACAACCGCGCCCGCGCTATCCAGCACCCCGACATAGACATTCAGGTCACGCCCCTGATAGGCGGTCGTCAGCGCCGACGCCACCAAGCTAGTGCTTAGGCCAGACAAGCCGATGCTCACGCCGTTGGCTTGCACCTCGGCGCTCTCGCTGATCCCAGAAATTGACAGAATGTCCCCGCCGGAAAGGTACGTCTCCCCGCCAATCGTGATCGAGCCATAGCCTGTCCAGAGCCGAACGGTGCCTTCATCAAAATCCATATCGACCGCGAAAAACGGCGATAGTTGCGGCGCGTTGAACTCGCTGTCAACCGCCGTTGTGACCGCCCTGCTCATATCGCTTCAACCGCGCCGAACGCGATAGAATAAAATCCGCCGGTTGAAATAGACCAGTTTGAAGCTGGCGTCGATAGCCGGAAAAGCCCCTTGGCGTTGGCCACCACAACCGCCGCGCCATCCGCCGGGCTGGACCTCAAGTCAGGCCAGAGCGTCAAATCAGCTTCGCCGCTTGCGCTGGTGTCAACATCATCCAGCACCTTGTACAGCCGCGCGTCCGAGCCACCGCCGATCTGGATATAATCGCCCGCCTTTAGATAGCCGGTCGCCAATGCCGGCAAGCCATCAATCGACAACGTGTCGCCAGTCTGCGCTGCGCCATTGACAACAGGCGTTCCCGGCGTCGTGCTTGCCGATCCGCGCGCCGTCGCGCCATTCGGGTCGCCCATCAAAAACGTGCCATACGGCCCGCGCAATTTTGCCAGGAACGCAACCCACGGCTCGGCAGTATCGCGCTGCATTGGCGGCAAGCTGATATCGGCCTCCCATCGCTGCCCGGCACTGCGCTGCGCTTGTTGCTTGAACGTAAATGGCGATTGCGTCAGCGCCGTCGCATCCCGCGCGATCAGGCTTATTTGCGCAATGCCGGTTGCTGGCGTGTCAATAGGATATGTGATTGCCATATTTTACCCCATCGCCGCCGCATACGACCCGCCGCGCCGCTTGGCGTCAAGAACCGCGCCCTTGGCCGCCTCGGCGATCTGCGGCAACATCCCCAGCACCTCGGCCCTCACGGTCTGGCTTACTCCGGTTGTCAGGTTGATGGTCTGGTTTACCGTGACGCCGCCGCCGCCGATGCCGCCATTCGGAATGACGCCGGACGTGCGCCCAGGCACGACGATTTCCGGGCCTTTCTCACCGACCAGATACGGTCGACCAGCGGTCACAGGACCACCCATAGCGCGTGCGCCAGCCACATTAAAGCCCATAGATTGCGCCAGCGGCAACGTGATTTGCTGCTGGATCATGATCCGGGCAAGATCGGCAAGGATCGACCGCGCCATATCTTTGAAGGCTTGGCTGGCTGATTTAGTGCCGGTGACAAGACCAACAAGCGCATCCTCCAGCCTGTCAATCCCGCGCATTTTGACATCATCCATAGTCATGCCGACTTTTTCTAAAGATTCCCGCGCCTCTTGCATCGGCGCATCAATCTTTTCAAACTCAGCAGCAAGATCAGCGATTGATCGTGTGGTGGCCTTTATATTGTCATTTGCCGCCACAAAGAAAGAATCTGTCTGGTCAATGTTGTTTTGCAAAACGTGGAACGGAACTGTCGCGCCAAAAACACTGCGCTGCATTTCTTTCATCTGCAAAGATGCTTGCGCCGCAGCTTCAACAAGGCCCAGAACCTTCGGCGTTGCCTTTTTCGCCTGATTGCCGGTTTCTTCAATGACTGGCGGCGCTTGATTCATCGCTGCTCTTAATTCATCGAACACCCCGGTCAGATCGAGCGAAACCTTGCCAAGCGTGAGCATTTCGCCGGTTGTCTTTTTTGACTTCCGCCCGGCCTCGGCGATCAGCGTGGAAAGGTTGCCAGCAACTGCGCCCAGAGCGCCGCCGCCCGCGCCGACCTCTTTCACAGCCTTGGAAAGCTCCATCAATTCGTCAGAGCTAAGCTCTGCGCCGTTGCGCAAATCATCCAGCAGAATCTCGATCTTTAGAAATTCGCGCTGAAAATCATCGCTTGCGGACATGGTCTTCTCCCGCCACGCCTCGAACGCCGACACAATCTTGCCGATGGATGCTTGATATTCTTCCGCGCTAATCCCGAAGCTCATAGCCCGCCGGATATCATTGAACATCGCAATCACGTTGTTCATATTCCGAATCACGGTATTAGTGAACTCGATGACGGCGCGCGACATGCCTTTCAGAAATTCGATAATGGCGACGGCCATTTCTTTTCCGAACTTTTCAACGTTCCCAAAGTCGCCGCCAATCCGGTCGATCAGCGCCTCGCGCGCCTTGTCCGCCAGAAACGTGAACGCCGGTGCGAGCGCCGAAACAAGCGTGTCAATCACGCCGCGCACCACGCTAAACAGGCGCGTGAAAGCGTCATTGGCTTCCTCTACGCCCTTCACGGCGCGCGTTGATAGCGCAATCCCAAGGTTGTCCACCTCGGCAAACATTGCTTGAAGCTCCGCCCTGCCGCCTTGCAGCGTATTGACGAACGCCACGCCCTCGCTGTCGAACAACTTGAACGCCAGCCGCACGCGGTCGCCGGAACTCTCAACATCGTCAAACGCATCGGCAAGCGCCAGCATCTGTTTTTCTAGCGGTAACTTGGTTAGCTTCGCCGCGTCGATGCCCAATTCTTTCAGCGCATCCTTGGCCTCACCTGTACCGTTGGCAGCTTCAGCAAGTCGGCGCGTGAAGCGCTGGACAGCCATGTCGGTCGTGCGCGTCTGCACCCCGGCAAGCTCCGCCGCGTACCGTAGTTTTTGCAATTCCTGCGTGGTCACGCCTAGCTTGCTGGCGGTCTTGCCTAGCGTGTCAATGCTTTGCATCGACTGCTTAATTAGCAAGCCCAGACCAGCAGCGCCAAGCGCCGCTGTGATCCCGGCCTTGAAGCTAAACAACGCCTTGCGGACGCCGTTCAGCCCGCGCGTGACAGCCCGGAACGCCTTCTGCGTGTTATCGATAGCCGTGATTTTAATTGGAAGGGTCTGTTTTCCGGCCATCTTCTACCACCTTGAAATAAGCCAGCCATTCATGGATCTCGGACAAGCTCAATTCCTCAATCTCCGGCTGTGTCTTGTGTAAGCGATCCGCCAGGGCAAGAATATTTAGCCTCAGCGGATCGTCCTTTAGTTTTTTTCCAGATCCTCCACGGAATCGACATCGCCGAACATCTCCTGAGAAATGCGAGAAATGATCTCAATCGGCTCGCCCATCAGGTGAACCTTGTCCGCCAGCGTGAAAAGGCGCTGGCCGTCTGCGTCCCCGGCCTTCAGGATGACCAGATCGACCATCGCGTCAACAGTCTGATTCGTCAGAAAATCCTTATGCTTTTTCTGAATCTTGTTCAGGTCGCCCGCCGTGATCGGGAACACATACATCAGCAGGGGCGCGCCATCTTCGCCCCATTCGGGAACCTCGATGACCCGCGCCTGCTTCTGCCTGCGTGACGAAATGCGCTCACCCAGCGACATTTTATGCCACCGTGGTTTCTGTCAGGCCACCAGTGATCTGCATCGAAAAAGATGCCTCGACCATACCATCAGCCGCAACGCTCAAATCGCGCCCGGTAATGATTGCCGATCCGGTCAGCAGGTGGTCGCCGGTGGTGTCGCCTTCCATCTGGAAATTAACCGTGACAGTCGATCCAACCGTGAATGAGCCTTGGCCGGTGGTGTCGGTGTCGTCAAAATAGCACTCAACGGTCGCGGTTGCGTCCTTGAAGCTGGCGACATACGACTTGGACGCATCGCCCATGACGGTTGTTTCAATCGTGTCCGCGTTTTCAGAAACGCTAAAGCTGCGGATTTCCGCGATTGCGTTGGCACCGCTTTTGACGGTGCCGTCTTTGCCTTGAAAAGTTGCCATCGCCTATTCTCCTATCACGCGGCAGTTTCAACGTTGTTCTCGGCGACGGCGTATTCCACCGCCACCGTGATCCGGCCAACTGCGACCGGCTGCTCGCCCTCTCCGGCGAACTCGGCTTCAAAAGCCGCAATCTTCAAATCCTTCGCCAAGCCACCCAGCGACGGATCCGCCGCCAGTGCCTGCTCAACCTCCACGCTGATCGTGTCCAGCGTGTTGTCATAATTGTTCACGCCCGACACATACGCCTCAACAGCGACAGTCAAATCGCGCGACGACAGGCGCGGGCGGCTGATCGTCTCAATCTCGCTGGCCTCGGTCATTGTGTAGACACAAAGCCCCGGCAGGCGCGCTGCCTCAATCGGATAAATCCGCGACCGAAAAACGCTTGACCCGGTAGTCGTTAGCCCGGTCAGCGCCGTGACAATCGCGTCCCTTATCTGCTGCCGGACGTGCGCCATCAGTTGCGCTCCAAAACCAAAGTTGTGATCCCGGTGCCGTCATCCTCAACCACACGGATGGTGTAGCCTACCGTGTCAACCGTCAGCGCGTCACCTTCTTTCGCCGCTGCGACCTGCGCCGTTCTGCATGCAAATCGCGGTTGCTGCATCGCAACAGCCACACCACCAGCCGTATCAAGCGCCACGAAGTCATTGTCAAAAATCCCGGCAATCGTAACC